GCGCGACCGCGCCAGCTCCGATCAACGCGCCGGAAATCATTTCCTTTATAAGCGATTCAACGCTTGTGGCTCCATATTTGCCTGATAGAATGTTTGCAATATTGTCTGCCGCCACTGCAACACCGGCAAATATAAGTGAAATACCAACGCTGATGTTTTTAGGGATCTCAAGGCCGGAAAGCAGTGAAATTCCTTTTAGCAGCGCACTTGAAAGCTTCCATGCAGCAATCGCAACGCCAATGCTCTCTGCAACTGACAGGATCTCGTCGAAATGGTCTTTTATCCAAGTTGCCGTTTCCTTTATCTTGCCTCCGACTTCTGCTTCCTCGAACATATTCGAGTAGTCCGCGCCAGCGGCTCCGCCGCCTCCACCCTTATTCTCATCGTTCAGGCGGTTGATCTCGTCAAAACCGAGCAGCGTCTTTTGCAGCTCCTTTGCCGCTCCGGACGCGCCTTTCAGGCTCTTCGCATAGTCGACCGTGTTTTTCTTCGCTTTGGTGAATGTGCTCTTCCCGTTCAATGCTTGGAGGAACTGATTGACCGCGTTTGCCGCATTGATGAACGCATCAGCTATCGTGTTGACAACAGGCAAGAGCGCAGTAAGCACGGGCATGATGGCCGCGCCGACCGAGTTTTTCACCTGTAGCAATGTTGATGCATACTCTGACATGGTGGCATTCGCCGAGGATGCGTCTGTGTTGTTTATCGCCGCGCTGTATTTCGCAAGATTCTGAATGCCCTCCTTTGCCGCAGACGTTACGCCCTTGATGGCCGCCCGGATCGCGCGATACATCGCTATTCGCCCTATCGAATTTACAAACTGTCCTATTTTTGTTTTTGAAATTGCCTCGGATAAGGAGCCGAAAGCCGAGGATGCCTTTTTCACGGATTCTCCTGCACTGCTGGCAGCCTTTCCCGCTGCCTTCACGGCGTTTGTCCGCTCTTGCAGTTCCTGCGTCTGCTGTGGAATGTCTTGTGGCTCGGCGTTTCCGTTCGGTGCCTGCGCCGCACTTGGCGTTGTGTTAGCCGGAGTCCCGGCATTCCTCGGCGCATTCGCCGCACCCGCCACGGCGTTCACGTTCTTTGCCGCCTCTCTAAGGTTTGAGAAGTCAATATCCGCAATGCCCTGTAGCGTCTGTAATGTCGTTGAAAGTCCGTCGTTCGCGCCCGTGACATTATTTATCGCCGTCCCCAAACTCTTTATCTGGTTGACAGCAGCCTTTAATCCCGCGCCACCGGAAACAGATTTTCTCAACTGCGTCAGCGCCGAAACAAGGCCCTCTATTCCGCTCGAGGCGTCCGAAGCGCTTTTTTTAATCTCAATTTCCAGTGTTTCAACTGTCGCCACTCATATCACCACTTTTCTTTTTGAAATTCCGCTCCATATTCTTGAAGAATGCGATCGCCCTTTCTCTCTCACGCTTTACCCGTGCCGCCCGTTCTTCCGGCGTGTCCGGTGTGATCTTCCGGGGTTTGCTCGGATACTCGATAGGCTTTTTGCCTTTCCCGGCAAAGGCGTTGGACAGCGCGATAGAAATAGCATCAAAAAAATAAACGCCTTGGAGCCACAATTCATAATTCTTGCTCTCAAGACGTAATCTGTCTGCTTCAATATAAGGCTTCATCTTGGCGGGATTCATATTCCAGAATCCCGCCTCGCTGATTCCGATCATGAGACATTGCGGAAGATACGTCTCAATGCATTCCTCACGAAAGGATGCGTAGTGCTTTTTTACGCAGTTTCCGTCTGGCCCTTGCTGTCCGCCGTTTCCGCTCTCTTGGACAGAGCCTGAAAAAAACCGCTTTCTTCGACGGCCTGACGGAGAACATCTGCGAGTTCTTCCATTGTTCCGCCATTCAAAATGTGCTTCTCGATCTCTTCTCCTGCCTGATCTGCCTTGACGCCCATACACATTGCCGCATAAGCGCGGATAAACATAATGGACTTCGCTTCGATATCGGACATGGGCACGCCCATATCCTCGAACTGGCAGACTGTGTTGAAGGTGATCTCCTTTGTCGGATACCCCTTCCCGTTAATTACGATTCTCTCCTGCATACACATTCCTCCATGAAATTAGGCACTTGCCGTCGGTTTTACTGCCGTGTCCCAGCCAATGTTCCCGTTCGGGGTGATATATGCCGTGTTCTCAAGAACACTGTCCACCTCCGCCCCGGCAAAGCCAAGCGGAGACGGGTTACCCGTGAAGAAAAACGCCTTGGTCAGGCCGGGAACGTAGAATTCCCACCACGTTTTCTTCCCGGCTCCCGCTGCGGTCTTATACTGGTCAACAATATCATCCCAAGTCGTTTGCAGATCGTTGGACATGTTGAAGGTCACAGCCAGCGCCCCGCCGGGGTCTTTCAGACCGTCGATGTATGTTTTCCATTCCGTCGCTTCGAGCGGCGTCGTTTCCAGCGTGGACGGCTCCGGATTCATGTCCGGGAGGCTCTTTGCGCCCTTGATCTGCGTGAAAGCCGACGGCTTCGTTCCCGCGACTGTTTCGATAGCATAGCCAAGCAGAATGCCTGCCGTGCTGAGTTCAATTGACATTTGGCTACCTCCTTAGAAGTCTTTTATTTTCGTCAACGACTGTCCGATACCGTGCGTTCATCCGGTAGATGGATGTTTCCGCGTTCGGCAATGTCATGGGCTGCCTGCTCAGTCTGGCAAAACCCAACGCTGACATTTTTTCGTCAATCGCCTGCATGATCTCTTTTGCCTGTGCTTTGCGCCCACTTTTAAGGTTGCTGTATACGTTGACCTCATACATGAGCTGAGAGTGGTGTGAACCTTCCGTATCAAGCGCCGGAAGGTACGCTGCGTTGTCCTCTTCGATAATGCTGACAGCCGGGAAAAACTCAGGAGCGTGGACATACTCGCCAGTCACAAAAATGTCCCCGTATTTCGCTTCCAGCGTCGTCGCAACCGCATCGAACACATCTGTCTCAATATCAGGAACCACCTGTGAACACCTCCCGCGCTATCCGCAAAATCTCCTGCTGTAGTTCTTTCCCCGTCTGGTACATCGTCGCGGACGGCGGGTTGCCGTATGTATGCAAGCCGCCCTTGTCCTTCGGCAGCCACCATCCCTTGGGGTCGTCCCAATGGCCTTTGCCCGGATATGTTCCTGGCCCGTAGTTCATCGGGGCAGGATGCCCGTATCCGTATGTGACGCCGGAGCCGAATTCGATGAACAAGACTGCCTCTCCGGATGCAATGATGGAATAGCCATTCTCTATAGGCTCTACAGAGATAGAAACGTCATTGTCTCCCGTGTAGACCGCCCTTGAAAATCCGAGGGAGGCTTTTGTGGCTCCAATTTCGGCTAGTCGCCGTGTCACTTCATCGATTTTTCTGTCCCACTCAGCGTTAAGTTTCCGGATATCCTTGATGGCCTTATTGATAGACGTGGGATTCAACTCTATCGTGATCTTCTTCACGACACGGACACCTTCTTGATCGCAACCGTCGTGCTGTTGATAGACTTCGCCATCTTTACGACAACGTAGTCCCACGGGGTCGCCGTGGAGCCGTCAGCGGCGATCTCCGGCGCTTTCTCGATCCAGAGAACCGAAGACTCGTCCAGATCTAAATTCTTGTCACAGGTCGTTATCGTCCTGTCGTAGTCGGCATTGATCCCGAAGTGTTCATCGTCCAGGGAACCACGCGCGGCAGATACATTCGCTCTGGCCTCGATGGGATCTCCGTACTTTACCTTGTACTGGCCCGTCCGCTTCCCGCCGGAAAGGATTTCCTCGTTCCCGGTATAGTTGGCGTACCAAAACCGTCTTTCATTGCGTCGGAGCGATCTCAATACGCCACCACCTTTGCGCATACGTTGTTCCGTATGTAAGAAACCATATCGGAGTACTTGAACACTCTGGAAATGCCGTTTTCACTGTGGGAGGTCTGGTTTTCCGTTCCAATCAGGTTGTACCCGGCAATGACCGCCATGATCTCGACTGTATCGTAATCGGGAGAAATGGATTCAGCCCCAGACCATGACAGTATCTCGCTTTCAGCCATGGAAAGGTACGCACCGATCAGCTCTTCGTTCCCGCTCTCTCCGAGAAGAAGCTCCACTCTCCTGATTTTTTCATCAAATGTCACGATGCGTACCTCCTGTTATCAGGCGATGGTAAACCAGCCCTTGGTCTTGGGGTTGTCGCCGGATGCGGGCGTGACCTTTACATAGCCAACGCCAGACTTCGCGTAGTAAGTCTTGCTGTCGTTCACGGTTTCCTCCGTTGCTGCGGTTGCGGTGCCCTTGAATACCTTGACGTCCTTGGTCTCGTCCGTCAGCGCTACAAGGTAGTACTTGCGGGAGAAGATGTAGTTCTCGCGCTTGTTCGCCGCGTCCTCGGAGCGATTGTTCGCGATGTTCTGCTCGACCTCGACGCCCTTCTTGTTGAAGAGAGTGACGGCTTCCTTGGTCGCCACATAGACAGAGCCGGACGTTGCGTCCTTCTTGGTGTAAACGTTCACGCCTGCAACCGTACCGACATAGCCGTTTCTTGCAAACGACTCCACGTACTGGAGCGTATCCTTGAGTTCCTTCCGGAGTTCTGCAACATCGGCCGGGCTGACGAATGCAAAAATGCTCGCGCCCTCAAGGTTTTCAAGGTTGAGCATTGCCTGTGCGTCTGCAAATGCATCAAAGTTCAGTTTGGTGGCAAGGACGACCATAGTTGCCTTTGCGAACTCGCCGTAAACGTCCTTGTTTACAGTGTTGAACATATCGGAACCGGCGCGGCGCATACCGACGGGGACGATCATAGGGTCTTCCATTGCGTCCTCGTCGAGATACTTGAAGCGATTCTGCGCAAGAAGGATCTTGTATTCATCCTGCACATAGCTGACCTCGATTGTCTGAGTGTTGCCGACACCCTTTGCAAGCTTTTCCGTACCTGCGGTCGCGGAATAACGATTGACCTTTCTGATCATACCGGCAGTTCCGGTCAGGTTGTTGTCAACCGTGCAGAACTGCTGGAGATCAAGGTGGGAATTGTACTGATCTTCGATCTCGTTCGAGAGGAAGAAATTGCTATAGGGCTTGTTCATAAATTAGTTACCTCCGTATAATTTTTCGTACTGCTCCGGGTTCTTCTGAGAGAACTCGAAGCGTTCAGCCACGCTCATCTTGCGCAGGCTTTCCAGTGTGACACCGGCATCCTTCCCTGCGGGCGGCCTCTGGCCCTTTGCGAGGTTCCCCGCATCCGCTGCGGCTTTCAGTGCCTCGTTGTGCTTCTGCTGGTTGGCGAAAACAACGTCCATCTTGCCATCAGCAAGGGCCGCCGCCGTATCTGTGGCAAGCTGCTCCGCATAGCCAAGTCCGAGGAACTTCGCCTTGTACTCGGAAACGACCTTCTCTTTTCTGAGTTTTTCAAGCTCTTCCATGATCTTCTTTTCGTTTGCCGTCCGCTCTGCTGCCGCCGCCTCGTCCTCGGTCATTTTCGATTTGAGCTGCTTGGACAGGTCTGCCGCCTCGGAAGCCTTGCGGTCGAACACGGCCTTTTCGACGTACTTCGACATATCGACCGGGTCGGCAAATTCCATGCCGGTAATTGCCTCTCTGGCCTCCTGCGGGAGTGCGTCGAAATTAGGGATTTTGCTGGTGTCGATTTTCATAATTCATTCTCCTTTGGGATTTAAGGCTTCTCTGCCTGTATAAAGTGGGCTTTTTGCGCTGATCTCCCAGCGTTTGGGTTTTCAGTTCTTCTCTGAACAAATCTGTGAATAAACAAAAAATGGCCGACAAGAAGGAAAACCCTCTCATCGGCCATGCCTTGCCGCTTCCATCGGACATCATCTTACCGATGGGCCGATATTTAATTATCTGTCAGGCCGGTATTTCACCTTTCTGGACACGTCCACAACGACAATCCCGGCCTTTTCGTTCTTGATCTCGGCGATCCCGCCGTTTTTCAAAATCGCCTCTACGGCTGCTATGACTTTTTCGTCCAGCATAGGATCACCCCCTGACAGGTACAAGGATACATCTGCATCCGTAGTGCTCTTTTGGCGGAACCTTGTCTATGTCGTAAACAACGCCGTCCCGTTTGCCGCAATCGTCGCAAACACGATCATCCTCCATCGTCACCCAGCGCACACGCTTTACGCCGCAGTCGCGGAACGCAGCCAGCATTGCAGCGTCACACGCGCCGATACCGTATTGAAGCGTCTGCGTCCACCAATAGTTCGCGGATCGACGGATGTCGGTCTGAAAGTTCTCTCGGCTGTCGAACTCCCTATCCGTAAGAATGCACTCGTTGAGCCGCATCCTGCGCCGCTCAACTTCTTTTTCGTAGATGTAGCGGGTCACCGGGTTGTATTCCTGCAAGTAGCTTTCGACCCACTTCGCATCTATTTTTCGCCGTTTCCCTGCGAATCCGAGCTGCGACGCCTGACCGAAAGCGAACAGGTAAGCAAAATAGCCTCCGTCTAAATATAGCCGCTCGTTCCGCTGCGAAAGCCGCTTGTACATCTGAGCCGTGGTTTTGCGCGTGTTCAAAACGTTCAGCTCGTCGAATCCCATAAGAGAGAGCCGATTAAACTCCCTCCTGAGATTGTTCTTGACTGCCGGAAGCTCTTTGTCCAGTTTGCTGTAGATCGTCGTTTTCATCGCTGTCCACCTCTACCGGCTCCCACTTCTTCATCTGCTCCTGATAGTACGCTTCCGACATATTGAAAGCCGACTGCGGGTCTGAGAACAGGCCGCAATGCTCGAATGCAAGAGCAGGATGGATGTGCGAATTATTGAGCATCGAAACGAGCACCTGAGACTTGCTCTGAATATTATCGTAATTGTGCCGCGTGAACTTGATATCGACGTCTTTCAGCATGAGCGAAAGCCCGCCGGAACGCTTGATAATGGAAAGCGCGATTTTCAGGAACTCTCTTTCCGAACGCTTGAAGTTCGCCTCGTCGGATTTCGCTCTTGCCTCTGCCGTAGACCATCCGTCGCGGACAATGACCGCTGCTCCGGTATCGCTTGTGCTTGTTCCGCCGTTCCTGTTCGGCATACCGACGATTTCAAGCACCTTCTGGTACAGATCGTCAATGAGCGTCTGCGTCTGCGTCTGGTTTAGCTGCTCGTTAAGGACTTTGATGTCTGCCTTGTTCTCTCCGAAGGATTTCAGGATGATAAGTCCAGCATCCCGGAGGTTTTTCGCCTTGTCCTCGTCGATCTCGGCATTATAAAGCACCATAAGCGACTGAATGAACTGGTCTACGCCGTCAAGTCTATCGCTCTGCGTGTCGTTGATCGCGTCCAGAAGTGGAAGTACGATCTCAAACGCACCCTGTCTGGCGTTGTTCAGGACATATTCCACGACCGGGATGTACCCGACTGTGTTTTTCTCATGCTTCACAATCCGTCCTGTACCGTTTACGCCGTCGCTCTCGATCTCAAAATACTCCGAACCTGTCCAAACGCTGAAAACGACCGTCAAATCGTCCTTCTTGACGTACTTTACGCCCATGACAGGCTTTTCCCCGACCCCGGAGTAATGCACGACAAATGCGCCGCGCGGGTCTAGGCAGTGGACAGTGAAGGGCGTATCGTCTCCGAGGTCTGGCTTCTCGCCGACAGAGAGGGCCGGAACCGCTTTCCCGAGAATCGCAGCGTCGTTCGGAAGAACAAGCCTGTAGCCTACACCACAAATGTAGAGCCATTCCGCAATGTCGTTGTCCACGCAAGCCTTGCTGCAAAGCTCCATAATGTCGTTCAGCTCGCCAACTTCTTTGCTCGTATCTGTGTCGGAGCGGCTTACATACTGGATCGGCTCGCCGAGCAGATAGCCCGTCTTGAATGAAACGATCTCATTCGCGATGTTCTCAACGATTTTATTGCAGATTTCAGGACGAATTTCCTTTTTCCTCTGTAAAACAGGCTGCTGCCCCTTGAAGTAGTTGTACAGGTACTCGATATCCCCGTAATTGGAGATATGGTCGTCCATTGCAGATTCCAGCACTGTCAAAACATTGCTCTCGTCTACATATTCAACGTCGGTTTTGATTTTCGTGCGTCCAAACTGCATAGAATACCCCTTTTCGTTGGTGGGCCGTCTCGGAGTCGAACCGAGATGTTACCGGTTATGAGCCGGTCGCTCTAGCCATTTGAGATAACGGCCCATCTTACAGCGCATCAGCTTCTTCCCATGCCTTATACAGCTTTTCCCCTTGCCATGCTATCCAGTCAACAAGTTCTTCGTTTTTACACCATGCTCCATCGTAGACAAGGCCACTATCCGAAAGCCCACTCTCGCATAAGAACGCATGAATTATTTCATGTCGCAACGTTTGTTTCTGTGCGATTTCCGCTGTTTCTTTCGGTTCGTGTTCCCATCCGTCATATGATGTCATATCGCAAATAACAATTTTCTTTTGAAGATGGTCGCAGTATCCGTCAATGTGTCTGCGTGCAAATGCTTCATCTTCACCATACTTCTTTACGATAACTTCATACTTAGTCCCCAAAACATCAACACGCATACTTACCCCTCCTGTGTCGATTCTCCGATCGAAATAACGGCCCTTGGCTGTCTTCCCGCTTAGATTATCACGCACAGAATTTTTGCAGCGCATCCTAGGTTTGCCGCTATCTGCGTAGTTTTCAGCAAGCGTTGGTATTCTCTGTATGGCTAGACAGTCGCGCACACATCCTCCGGGTGCGACCCGGCCTCTGGCGGTGGGCGTAAGTGTCGAACTCAACGGATCTCTCCGCGCACTGTGTTCAAAGCAGGCTCCGGGCCGCCCGGATTCATCCACCGTATGGCGGGGCATGAAGGGTTTGAACCTCCGACAGGCGGATTAACAGTCCGCTGCTCTCCCAACTGAGCTAATGTCCCGTATGTTCTGCTCTCGCCTTGACACCCGGCCGAGCCGGATGCCAAGGAGGAAAGTAATGAAACATGGCCGTGCCAAGGCCGGAGCAGAACTCTTTACATAGATAATAGCACAGAATCACGTGAAAACGTCTGTTTTCGTACACTTTCAACGAAAATAGCGCACACAAACGTGCATCAATTTAGAACGTTCGGCGTTTGATCTCGATTTGCGCAGAGCCATGATACAATTCGTCGGCTAACATTGCCAAACTATCCGGCGCGTCGTCGTGCACGTTCTTACCTGTCTGTGAGAAGGTACACACTTCGCGCATAAACTCGTCGTATTCCGGTGTTCTGTGTTCTTTGTCGATGAAATAGAACTTCTTGATTTCCGGGGAGTACTGAATAATCCGCCCGAGCTTGCTTTGATTGTTCGGCGCTCTCTGAGAAGTGATATTCGTTGTCACCCCAATCCCTCGAAGCAGTCTATCAACAGTCGAAGCATATTCTCCGCCGCCGTTGTTCGCCTCGAAGCGCTCCTTATGCGGCTTGTGCTCCTTCGTCCGGTTGGCTACAAGAGGCTGCGTAACGTCCTTCGCGCCCTTGCTGAAAATAACGTCGTGAATATAAACGCTGCCGTCCGTCGCTACATACGCAAAGGGCATTGCAAGGCTGTCACCGCCGCCCCACGCAACGTCGCACACAGCGACTTTATAGAAATCGTCTTCCGGCAAAACGCCGTTGTAATACCGAAGCGACTCCGCAGGGAACAAAAGGCCCTCACGAACATACGGTTTACCCTGATACTTCGCACACCATGTCGCATCGTCTATGCTGGCCTTCATGTCCTTGTAGTACTCCGTAGAGAAGCCAAGCCCGTATTGGTAGTTGAAATTCGATTCTCCCTTTTCGTTCAGGGCCGGAATCACGCGGAATCGATATCGTGGGTTTCCTTCGTACTGCTCCTGAATCCTTCCTAGCGGATCGGCAACGTTCCACCGTGTACCGACCATCAGTTCGAAAGCCCCGTCTTTTTTTCTGTCTTTGAGCTGATTCAAATACGCATCGTATTTTGCTTGCAGCCGTACAGGATTCAAGGACTCTTCCAGATCCTCTATCAGGTCGTCCACATACAAGCATCCGCCCGTTCCGACTTCGACTGCGCCGGTCAGTGTTCCGCCGACAGACCGCGCCGTGAACGTTGGGAAGCGCTTCTTCCGCTCCAGATCAATCGTCTCGTTCTTTGCGGAATTATCCACGACCTTAACATCCGGGAACACGTCAGCCCAAGAGTACGTTTCCGCGTCCGTCAGGATGTTCATTGTCTCTCTGTAGAACCCGTCCGTCAGCTTATCCGAGTGCCCCGACATGACATTTGCAACTTCCGGTCTCTTCCCCATGATCCACGTCATGAAAAAAATACAGAGCGTAGACTTCCCAACTCGCGGAGGCAAAGACACCCCGAGAAAATCCAACTCTCCGTCGTCCAGTTCCTGCAAGTCCTGTACAAGTGGCCGGAGCGTCGCCCTTCTCGGAACATAAAACCGTTTCGTCTTGTCCCTGTTCCATTCCAGATATACGCAGTAAGAATCGAAGTCATCTTTCGCAGCCAAGAGATACGTCTTTTTGTTTATTTCGAAAAATTTGAGAACTGCATTCGCATCTTCCGTTTCTTTTACCTTCAAAGCAGTTGCGTTTCTCAACCACAAATCATGTTTGAACGCGTGCTCCCTATCCGCCGCCCACATTGCCCTGATAATGTCGAAGTAGTCCCCATACGCCGCGCTATCCTCCGGTCTCGACTCGATGAATCGTCTGATCCTGCTTAACGTCTCTTCGTACATCCTTCTCCTCCAAACAAAAGGGCCGACGCTTACAACGTCAGCCCTTCTTTGCTGCTTACACCGAACCCCTTATCGGTGCGGCGTGTATTCAATTCGGTCGAAAGTAAATGCCTTTTTGCATTTTCCGTGGTAAAAGCGTTCACCGGGCCGAGACCAGGAGCCCCGCTTCCCCCTCCGGTATACACATCCACGGCCTGTATAATATGCGTTTCATACATTGCATATGTGCATAACGTTCACGTTTCAAAGATTTTCAATGTGTTTCCACAACTTTTCACAGATATTTAACGCAACAAAATAGATATTTGGTGGCGTTACTTATCCGGCACATCCGGCACGGGGGCCGCTTCCGGCAGTGCGTCCCTGTACTTGTCCGCGATCTCAGCAGGGGAGGCCCCATTATCTAGTGGATTATTCGGAGTGACCACAACATCTTGTGTGTCTTTGTACCCGAACATATTCTTACCGATGAAAATACCGGATGCCGGGTTGATCTTGCCGGATTGCATCCAATCATTCCAGAGGGATTCAAGGACAAACATTGCTTTTTTTATCACCGGTAGGTGCGTTGTGCTCCTGTAGTCCCCTGCTCTCCATTTGCGAATAGTAGTTGCGTCCACGCCCAGCCATAGCCCCATGCCGGGAACGCTTGGCTTTGCATCCTGGTTGATGCAGAATTCGAAGTATTCTTGAATGCGGTGTTCAACCTGCTTGGGATCGCTAATATCGATCGGGGGCAAGTCCCATGCAACCATAGCATTTCGAAGATATCGGGCATTGTCTCCCGGCTCTATGTACTCTTGCCCAAAGTTGGCGAGATCGGGCCTGTTGCGCTTGCGCTTTGGCTTTGCGATCTCTGTTGATTGCTCCTTGGCTGCGGTTGCCTTTGGCATGAACTCACCCCGTAAAAATCAAAATTGCGCTTTTGCGTCGGCTGCGCGTGCGCAAGCTAGCTTGCGGCTGCGCTGCTAGCAAAAGCATAACATTTTTTGCACGGGAAAATCAAGGCTTTTGGGCGTGCCGCGGGGAAGTGGTGCCCGTTTGCGTGCATCACTTTGCGCCGTGCGCGGCTCCGTTGCGTGATCGTCGGCGGAATCGTGGCAGATATGGGAGCTTTGCGCAGGGGCGCGTATATTACAAGAGTGGTGCATACTCCGATTGAAAGGAATAAGCAACGCGCGTACATTGTGCGCCGCTGGGGTGCGTCTGGTGCGCGGGGGCTCTCATACATGCGAGCCGCTGACGCTCCCGCATTGCGAAGATAGAGACTGCGCAGGATAGCAAGAGCACCGACCGCCGTTAATCGGTAGTCGGTGCTTGAATTACTGTGCTTTTTTAAGTTGCTCGATTTCCTGTTGCTGCTCGGCGAGCTGCTTTGCGTGCATACGGATAACGGATTTCAGGAAGTTTACTTCCTCTTTCAATTCCTCGGTTTCGCTCTTTGGTGTAAGCGTTTCGATAATTGTCCGCTGGCCCTCTGCCAGAAGTTCGAGTTGTTTTGAAACTGTATTTTCAATAATTACTTGGATATCATGTACGGCCCCGCGTCGGGCCTCGTCGGCGATATCCTTCACTTGCTGCAATTCCAGATCGTCAAGCATCTTTGCTTCCCTCCTTGTACGTGTATTCTTCCATTGCCTGCCGAAGAACGGTATTTACCTTGTCGCCTCGGGCCGCGCAGGCGGCTTTGAAGTCCTCAAGCAAAGCTTTTTTTACTTTTACCGTTTGGTAAGTCATGTTTTCCGCATCCCATTTTTGATTTGCTCGGCGCTGGGCCTCTGATACTGCCATTTCATCACCTCTTGCCGAAAGTATATCATGTGTGGATTACGTTGTAAAGTATAAAATTGCATAATATATACGTTGTAACTTTGTGCATGTTGCCAATTGACTATATGCGTTGCAACCTATATAATAAGCATGTAAACAAGAGATACGGAGCCGCCAAGCGGCAGAAAGGAAACGAAATGAAACTGTTTATGACGAAGAAAGAAAAGCTTGCAAAGAAAGAAGAACTCAATGCCAAGCGCGACGCGCTGGCCAAGGAATACGCCGACACCGTGAAAAAGGGTATGGAGATCGAAGCGACGAAGGGCGAAAAGTTTTCTTGGAGCTACTTCCAGCGCGCCGAGACGATCTTGGAGCAGATCACAAAACTCAGGAAGCAGATCACAAAGCTCAGCTGGTGATGACGTTCTCGCCGACATCGATTTTTGATGATTCGGGGCTTCTGGGCGGTTGAGCCGATCAGCCGCACCACATAATCTTAAATCAGGAGGAACTACACATGAACGCATACAATTACACAATCAAGGACATCGAAAACATGAGCGCGGCCAATCTGGCCGACATGGCCGATGAAGTCGAGACGATCAAAGGCCACACGGTTTATTTCGTTGACTTCGGCGGCGCTTTCGGGTTTTCCGCTTGCGTATGCGCCGATGGCCAACATATCTACTACGCAAATGACTACGAACTACACCATGAAGGCAAGAGCCGCGACGAACTGCGCGAGATTTACCGCCGGAAGTTAACAGGCACGCTTTTCACAGAGTCGGACCTTTCCACCGTCAGCAGCTACGAGGACAAAAGCGCAAAAGAATATTTTCTGCGTAACTTTTACGCAATGCGCCGCCCGCATGTTTCAATGTTTCATATCGGACCCGCGCCGGATACCTCCGGAATGATTTTTAGTCCCGTGTTCATGGCATATTATCGGGATGCCGATTTCGTGAAGCATGGCGCGGAACTGATGCGGACATTGGACGAGGCCGAACGCAAGAACGCCGAATCATTCGACTACTGGAAAAGCGCGTTTCTGCACGAAATGTATAATCACGAATATGGCATCAACTGGCAAGCTGACTTTGATGTTTGCAGCTGTTTCGCAAATTGCAACGGCGTAAAAGACTACACCAGCGCAAGCGAGCTTTTCGCCGCCTGCGGCTTTACCGACACGCAAAAAGCCGCATACATGGCCGCACAGCGTGAATATTTCAATAGCCATAAAGAAATGGAGGATTGATGAGCAATGGCATATTTCTACATCGCCGTACAGGTACGGCAAGACCGCAACGAACGGGTGCTTACGCCGCGCCCGTCTCCGGAGTACGCCCCCGGCTATTATGCCGACGTTATCCGCTGTGCCGAGTCTGACAACCTCGCGAGCGTGCTCGATCACATCGGCGGGCTTGTTTCTGCGAACATCTTCCCGACAAAAAAGCGAGCGCGTGAAGTCGCGGACTATTGGGACAGGCGTTTCATGGAGAATGGAACTTATTTCTTCGATGGAGGGAAAACAGCATGAAAATTACAAGCATGGGCGGGCAAGTTCCCGCCCTGTTCGCCGATATGCTTAACCAGCCGCATTTGCTAATTGCTGGCGCGTCCGGCTCCGGTAAATCCGTTTTGCTTAATGGGCTGGTGTGCGCTATCCTGCGCCATCATCCAAACCAGATGCAAATGATTCTTATCGATCCGAAGCGGACAGAGCTTAACGAATATGCCGCGATGCCTCACACACTGCGTCACGCCACGGAACACGGCGACATCATAGCGGCGCTTGATTATGCGATGGGCATTGTAAACGCCCGCTACAAGGACATGCAGCGGCGCAGGATGCGCACATACGACGGCGCGAACGTGTATGTCGTCATCGAAGAGTTCGCCGACCTCATGACCACGGCAAAGAAAGAGACGTTGCCGACTGTTCAGCGCCTTTGTCAGATCGGGCGCGCCGCAAAAGTGCATGTTATTCTTGTTACGCAATGCCCGCTTGCAACGATCATCCCGACGGCGGTTAAGGTCAATTTTACGGCCATTTGCGGCCTGCACACCGCTACCCGGCAGCAAAGCCGGAATATCTTAGATATGCCCGGCTTGGAGCAGCTCCCGAGATACGGCCAGTGCATCTATCAAACGCCAGCCGGAGTTTGGCGGTATGATGTCCCTTATACCGGATGCGACGAGATCGAAGCGGTTACGACGTTTTACCGGAAGCAACGCTCATTTCTGCAAAGAGTCTTTGCGAGATAAGATAACCCCGCCCACATCGGGCGGGGTTCTTTTTCTGCGGTATCGCAAGAGTTTATTCCGTGTCTCCGGTATCTTCTCTTTCTTCTTTGTTCTTCCCGTTTTTCTGCAATGACGCCCGCAGGAACGCAGTTATCAGGATGTTCGCCTGTTCTTCTGTTGCGCCCGCGTTTATCGTAGCTTTGTAAAACAGCAGCGACATTTCTGCAAGCGCTCCGATGGCGTCCATGAGTTCGCCCATCATATCCGAATCCCCTTTATAAATTTGTCGTAGTACGTCGTAGCTACCGCCATAGCCGCCCACATGTCGGCGGAAAAGCCGAAAAAAAAGCCCGGCTGTTTCTTTGTGCCTTTCCCGAAGTTCGGCTGTCCGGGCGCGTAGCGGTCCGCCAGCGCCTGCCGGATGTTGCCATCCTTCGCCCTCGGCGAGCCGCACAGGCAAAGCTTTTCTTCCCGCCGGTAGATATACTCTATTCGGCGGAAGCCCCGCGTTAGCGCACGCTCCCAAAATCGGCCTATCCATACGCACGTATCGAAGACTTCTGCACCGACCGCCATACCCATTCCGGCGATCATCTCAATCGCAAAATCTGTTTCTGCGCTTTCTGCGATCTCGGAAATGATCTGCATCATTTCTGCGTTCTCTACCTTCCCGACACGAAGCACACGCCTGATTTCCGCCTCGTCGTATTCGGACAAGACATAGCCACTTCTGACGTTGCCGGGGTCAATGGATAATATTTTCATTTTCAGCCTCTTTCTGCATCGCGTCAACACGCCGCTTAAGCCTTTCTGCGCGTCGCAGATGGTTTTCTGCCCGTGATATTATCCGCGTGACTGTAGACCTGTTTACGCCGTATCTGCGGGCTATTTCGCCGGTTCTGACGCCGCTCATGTAGAGCATATAGAATTCTTCCTGTCTGTCCGTCATAGCAATTCCCCCAGCCCGAACATATTCCCTTCGCCGCAGAGGAACAGTAGCTTTACAAGGTCAACGAAAACGCGCGGATTCAGTCCGGTTTTTATCTCGATCATGCGCAAATGGTAATCAACGTCGCCCGGACTCAAAAAAATCTCTTCTGCGGTCTTTCTGCTGCTCATATTGCACTTCGCAAATACCGGTAGTATCTTCTTCTGCGTCCATGTAATGGCTTCCATTCCTTTCTGCACCGTCAAACCTCCTTGCATTCGTCCTTTCGCACGTTTACCCTATGCCCGTTTACGGAGACAACGTATCCGGTCGGCGCTCTGTGACATTCGTATTTCTCCGCAATATAGGTTTTGCCGGGAATCGGCCTGAAATCAGCGTAAATCGGAAGAACTTTGGTTATAATTACCTTAACGCCGTCCGTCCTTTTTGGTTTAGCCGCCGCACCGAGTTTTACGTGCTTTTTCTTCTGCGGGTCTCTGTATGCGTGATAACATTCCGGCGTACAAAATACACGTTTGCTTGTGTTTTTTGCCTTTCTCGTTATCAACTTCCCACAAGTCGGGCAATGCATTGTAATTTCAATCATTTTCCCGTCTCCTTTGCCTGTAGAAGAGTTTATTATACGCCTCGTAGCGTTCGTCGATATGCGTAGAGCTGATAAGCCCGCCCGTTTTCTCCATCAGAACGTCAAAGTAACACTTTCCGTTTCCGCAAGGCTTCATCTCGCTGCAACCGCATCTGTACACACATTGTGGCGTGAGCACATCCGCAATTTCCGGCTCGATCTCATGCAGCGCCGCCTTAAAGTCCTCGGCATACTGCCGCGTCTCTGGAGAGGACTGGCGGCACAAGCGCTTGCGCATGGTGTCAATGAGCGACTGCACATTTGCTTCGCCTGTGAAGTCAACAGGCGCGTCCTGTGGTAGTTCGTCTCGCGGTATCCCCGTCCGGTCTGAACGCTGGCTTTTGATGTACTTCTCAAATTTGTGACGGCTCCAATGCGTCGCCACCCAACTCTTGATGCCGTGCCATGTCCATTTTACGGAGATATCCCGGATCGGGCTGTGCTCCGCAATGAGAATTTTCCTTTTGAAATCCACGCTCGGCTCATGGTCAAGTGGCGGCTTGCCGACCGTTGACCGGCAGTCGGAAGCGACTTCTACCCAGTCACCCTTTATTTTCAGGATTTCGGTCTTTCTGCCCATTCTCCGACGCCTCCTGTTCCATTTCCACGGCAAATGCAATCCGACAAAGTGCGTGTGCAAGATGGTCGTTTGATTCGTCACCAGCGAGCCACGCAAAAAGATGCGTAAGCGCACGCCCTACGTGCTCTTTCGCCGGAATCAGTTTGTAATTATCCTCGGTGTAGTGGTGTAATACCGCTGATTCGTACCGGACTTTGGAGAGCTGCAACATAGCCCTCGGTGGAAGCCACTCGCTTTTGAAAGGGCGGAAGGATTGTCTTCCGCCGTTCTGCTTCACTTCTTTGCGTTCGGCGATTTTCTCAAGACTCATTCCCTTTATCCTTTCTGGCGGATGAATTATGCGGCACAGGTGGCAATGGCATCCAATGCGTTACCACGCTTCCGATGCAATCCCGCATAGCCATGCCGTCGTATCTTCTCCATGTATTCGCGCTTGTGAGGTACGCCTCGCCGACAAATACGCCGTCAGTAGCAAGTACGCGCATTCCCGGAGCTGGGAGTGTCCCATCAATGCTTATCCATTTGCCAAGCAGCGCGTCTCGCTCGGCTTCCGCCTCTCCCTGCTTCCTTTGTGCAAAAGAAATCACCTTGTCTTGCCACTCAACTTCTTTGCGCAGCCTTTTAATTTCATTTGATTGCCCCTCGGTTAGCGCCCGAAGAAACTCAATGGATTTCTCATACGCCTGCTTCTGCGAACGTTTTACTTTATCCGTCATATGTCCCTCCAATATTTAATTCTCGCGCGTAAAGCTCCCGCATCCTCGGCGGCATATCCGCCATGCTCTCAAACCGCAGCCCGCTCATTCTGCCTCCCCGTAGTTGCAAAAATCGAATGGATACGCCGATGGCAAAACACCTTTTTGCCGTGGATGCCCGCAGTTTCCAAATTCCGTCCGATGCTTACAGTCCTTGCACCGCACCACCGGCACAACGTCGGCGGCGGGTTCATCTTCAATTTCAAATTCTTCCGATAGCCACTTGAACACATACGAAAGGTAAAACGAGCCGAACCCAACGTGCCATTTTTTATCTACCGGGTCAAAATACAGAATGTTGTAATACGGCTTTTCAGCCGATCCACAAACAAAGATTTTGGCAAAGTTGGTCTTAATTTTATTCTTGTTGGTGCAAGCATCTGCGCTCTGCATATCTCTTTCAGGCATCGTGCACCCTCCTGTTCCAAGCCTCTCTAGCTTCCGTGTACGGATCTTCTACAAACGTTGCCCGGAACTTAAATCCGGTTTTGCATTTTTTGCAGATCAGGCCAAGCGTGATAATCTTCTTCCCATAATTGCACTGCACGGAATTTGGCCCATCGATTTCTCCGCCGCAGAACGGACACTGGCGAAACTCAACCATTCCTCTTTCCCTCCATCGTCCGCTCGACCTCAATGCAGGTGAATTGGCGGCTGAAATGGTCCCAGTTCGTCACACAGTCGCTTCCCGCATCGTCCGGCGTTGCATCCTCATAATCAAAGTAGATGTTGATATTCTCCCCAAATGGTTCCATGCTGACGATTACTGCGGTTATGCGCACCGCGCGACCGTCCTCATCTGCCCATCGTTCTCCCACCTTGCACGGCTGCACGACCACGCGCCCGTCTTTCTCTGCTTCGGCAAGCTCGCGGATGTGCTTGAGCAATGTAAGCTGTTCAGCCAGCGTTTTTGATTCTTTAAGCGCGTAATCGAACAGCTCTCCTTGCGCAGTTACCTCTTTTGGCGTCAGACCCGTGTCCTCGTATGATTTCAGCCGCGTCCAAACCTTCTTCTGGCTGCACGAGCCATCCTCGCAGAAGCTTCCTCCCGGAACATCGCGGCACTGTGCAATATCGCAGAAGTTGCCTTCAAACGTTAGTCGTTCCATAGCCCCTCCTATTCAATCCAAAACGTCGCAACCGGAACAAGCTCTTCATACCATTGCTGGAAATCATTCCAATCGTTAAGAATGTTCCGGAAGAATTGTGCTGTCCCTTTTACCGTTCCCCATCCGTTCGATGCTTCGTATTCTTCGAATTTGTCGGGGTTCTGCTCCAAATTTCTCAAGCCAACCTCGATTTTCGGAATTACGTCCACGCAAAGCCCGTTGTTCTGGCAGTTCTTCCATTCCAGCCCCGTCGACTTCTCTATAATTTTCCGGACGTGCCACGTTATATTTGCGTCGCACGTACCAACTGGGACGTAGGTATCAACTCCTTCGACTTTGACCTTGAACGAAATATTGTAGTTCATGCCTTTTCTCCTTCCGCCGGCGCTTCCGGCAACGGCATCCAGTGGGTGATCTCCACTGCATCGTCTACCAAATCAAAATTATCTTTTCCGTACTCCGCCAACAGGTCGAGGACTACAGGTGAATCCCAATACCAGTTCCCTCTGTAAAAACACGCAGTACCAGAAAACGGAACGTCCTTTATTTTTTCGTAATACGGTTCTGGCGCTCTGTTCGCCCACACAACGTTTACAAGAACCCGTTCCTCCGGCATCCGCTCCGTTACCGGAATCCACCGCTGTTTCTCCCGCAGCGACGCGTTCTCGGCGGTCAGGCGCTCGGTGAGATCGGCTGCATCGGCCACTAAGCGTTTTAGGCAATCCCCGTAACAAAAGTATTTGCAAGCTGTGCAGCCAATGTAGTCCGGGTCGCCGCAATACCGCAGCGCCTGCGCGATTTCGTTGTCTTTCATATATCCTCCATTCCTTCAAGAACCATTTGTCCCGGCAGCACGCCGTCCTCCATCCACCAGTGCATCACATCCTCGCCGGTCTGCCACGCGCACGGACGTTCTCGCTTGCGCCGTTTCGCAAGCATCCTGTCAAACGCCCGGACATATGCCGCTTTGATCTTCGGATAGCGCGAGAGCTCCACCTTCCGGTGCTTGCCTGCCATCGGGCAACCGATACAACCAACGCGCTTCCATCCGCATTCATACAGCGGATTCATGCAGATCTTTTCGGCAGAAGCGTAGTCCAACACGTCAGATTCCGCCCAGTCGATGATTGGGTTTACCGTCCGTCGAGCTTTCAGCTGGCAGTTTTCCAGGAGCATTCTCCGCTCGTCGTTGTCGTCCATCAGGATAATTCGCTTATCTTTGTCCTTGTGGCTAGTTTCCATAACGCCGTGTGATTGCTTCCGCCTTGCAGACTCTGCCCACCTGACTCCCGTCGCAATAAAACGTCCTTTTCCGCCGGTTTCCTTCAGTTCCCTGCAGCAATATCTGTTGATTCTTGTCGGTGGCACGGAATTACGCGGGATTAGGTTCCACATCGTCACGTTCCCGCCGTCCGGCGTCCGGTGCGTATCGATGTCGCATTTTACGCCAGCCAGCTCCAGGCGGCGGAAGGTATCCCGCACGTGCCATACGGTCTCCGGCGCGTCCGCCGTGGTCAGCGAATGCAGCACCTCATACGGGATACCAGATTTCCCTGCCAGATGCAAAAGCACGTCTGAGTCCTTGCCTCCGGAATAAGTGATAACAAGCGGCTGCTTGTACAAGCGCAAGCTCATATCCGAGGCCATCCGCAGCCGCTCAATCGCGGTTTGTTCTAAGTCCATTTCCGTCCTCCATCTGTACACCATCCGCCCGCGAATGATCTCCGTTGTCTCTTGCAAATATGGATTTTCATGGTATACTTTCCTTGTATTTGATTTTCACAGAGAAGCGCAGGCTTCTCTGCCCTCGTCCGGCCGCAACCGGGCGAGGGCATTTTTTATCCGATCAGGAACTCCGGCTTATAGTGGAGCTTTATCGCCTTGGCGTTCTGGTGGTACTCCGGCGCGCTCCATTTATAGCCCCAGTGCTTGGCCGCCGTAAAAATCGCGGCCAGCTCGTCCGCCGCCCGTACCGTGACGCTCTGATTGCGGTACGCGACGGCGTAATAATTTTTCCCGGTATACCCGGCCTGCGCGATCACACACTGCCTGCGCGGTGCCCGCTCTCCCGAGCAATCGGTGCTATTTTGCCGCATACAAATGCCCCTTCCTTACTTTCCTCCCGGCGTGCGCGATCTCCCGCTGCGCCACGAAATTCAGCTCCTGCGCGTGCTTCTCTGCGAGCTGCTTTTGATAGATGTGCTCCCGGATGGACTGATACAGCATCCATGAGCAGCACATTGCGCTGCATCCCGGCGCACGTCCCGGGCAGTCTCTCCCGCATGGAGGCGGGACCGGCTTTGTTTTCGGTGCGTACCGCATCATTCGTCCTCGGCCTCCTCCCACAAATGCTGCATCCACGCCGCCAGCGTCAGCAGGCGCTTGCGCGTCTCCAGCAGCATCCCGACGGTCTCCCGGTCTATGCGCGGCTGGCTGCTCAGTATCTCTGCGTCCTCCTGATTTTGCTCAGCGGCCCGCGTGGCCGCGTCGATCAGGTCCTCCATCTGCTCCGGCGTCAGCTCCACCGGAATTTTCCCGTTACTCGCCATCTTTCTCGCGCTCAGCGATCCGCATTGCCTCGCGGATCACACTCCCTCCATAGGCATCCTTTGTCAGCTCAAAGAATGCCTCGCGCGTCATACATGTGCTCAGGTCGATTCCGTGATCCTTCGCAAATGCCTTTCGCCCGGCTTCGCAGCTCCCAGTCAGCCGGTGATGCCAGTCGTACAGCGTCATTACCGGATACTCTGTATTCGGCTTGATCGCATCTAGAAATGCGGTGATCCGCTCCTCCTGCGCCAGGCGCTCAAACGCCTTATCGCGCGCATCCGTCACAGCCTGACGCACCGTCTCCCCGTGCGCGAAGCAGCCGTCAACTTTCGCGATGAAGCATGGCGTCAGCGTCAGATCGCCTTGCAGGATAAAGCCCTTCGCAATGTCCCCGTGTACCGACGTGATGATCGTCTGTACACCATCGATCATATGTACATCTTCTCCGTCGTACTTTTTAATGCCGTCGCCGGAGTCGTAGCCGGTGCCGTCGCCGGAGTCGTATCCGGTGCCGTCGCCGGAGTCGTAGCCGGTGCCGTCGCCGGAGCCGTCGCCGGAGCCGGAGCCGTAGCCGGATCGCGCGGCCAGAAACTCTTTGATTTTTATCGTTTCCATACTCTTACTCCATTGATGCTCCGCACCGCCTCGTCGGTGCAAGGGATGATCTCAATAATCCCGAGTACCGTCATTGCCGGTATCGTTACCGTAAACTTACATTTTTCCGGTGCTTTCACCCCCTCCGCTGCGAGCTGAGACAAGCTCGCAGCTCCATCCCAATACCACAGCCTTCGGCAATCAACCAGATCTGCCTCGGCACCTCTGCGCTCCGCGATCTTTGCGAAGAATACACCCGCCCGATCGCACCGAATGATGTAATACTGCTCGCTTTTGTTTCCCATTATTGTTTCCTCCTTAAATTTCGTTTCCCGGCAGCTTCGCTCGAAGCGCCTTGTTTTCTGCATCCAGCCGCTCAATTCTGTCGGCTGCGTCCATGCAGACTTTGTCACAGTCGCATCTTGGCCATGTATCTATCAGCAGCCTTTCTTGCAGCTCCGCGCTCAATCGTTCTTCCTTGTAGTACGGGCATCCCGTGCAGTCCTCATGCTCACCGTCCGGTGTGGATATGCACCGCAGCGCCCTGATAATATCCTCACAGCTCATACAGCACACTCCCCAATGCAGCGCTGATCGCCGCCGCTCCGCCGAAGGCCAGCGCCGCACCGGCCAGCTCCAAGGCCAGCAGCACCAGCGCCATGCCGGACAAAAACGCCCCTGCCAGCCAGCAGACGGAGAGCGCCGTTCGGCGCACCCGCTCTCTCTTTTCCCGCAGGCCGTCCCTCTCGGCTCTGCGCTTGTTCCATTCGCGTTCCCGCGCTCTCTGGTGATTGGCTCCCGTGATAAACTCCACGTCGCTCATACTCTCTTCTCCTTTCATCCCCCGAGAAAACGAATGAACGGCTCTCTCGGGATTTTCACCCTGTGTTCGCTTGTGCAGCAGACCGGGAAGCCCAGCATCTCCGGTTTTTCCCGTGCCATGATTCGCAGCCAGTGTGGCGCGCAGCCGAGGAAACTCGCCGCGACCGCCGGTGTGATCGTCGGGCTGTCCATAGCCCGAAGCTCGTCAATGTTCGGCATATCCTCACGCCTCCTACTTCAAATGGCGCTTACCGCGCCGTGTATCTCCTCTGGCTTTCGCTGCAAATCTGGATTGCGCTTGTGTCCATGCCCTCGCAAGGCGGCGTTTCTCGCCTTCCTCGACGCGCTTTTCGTACTCGGCAGTTTTGATCTTCGCATACTCGGCATATGCTGCACAGGTTTTGCGGCATTCCGCGCTCCGACCAGCACAATCTTGCTTGCAAGGACACCGGTCGTCAAATTGCCCGATTCTAACCATCCGGTAGCCCTCTTTCCATCATTTTTTGCATAGCGCGGCGTTCAAAGGCTCCCATTTCACCGCCGTGCTCAACGTATGTTGAATTTTTTCTTACAGAAACTGAACCCTTCGCGTTGCCGCCTTTGTCCTGTTCTTTTGCAAGCCAACGGACGATAAACGAGTTTATCCCGCGTTTTGTCTTTCTCCTGTCCGGATTTGCGTCAAGCCAGCCTTTCATGCCCCGAAGCTGCTGTATCACGTCGACAGCAGGGTACAAGCCCGCCCATTCTTGGCATTGCTCCACGGAAACGGGATATTCCGTTCCGTCATTCAGGGGTAGAACGATTGCTGGCGGCGCGGATGCCGCTTGCGGCTCCGTGCTACCTTCCGCATCTCGAATAGCGAATATCGAATTCGATTCTCGATTCTCGAATACGGGAACATTTGAAATCATTTGCTTGCATATGCTTGCATCCGCTTGCGAACTGCTCTCAGGCGCTGGATACTTGCTAACTTTCGCGCGCTGTGTCTGGTACTTGCCCCATGTTGGTAAACAAAGGAAGCGCTTACCCTCAAACACATACAGGGTAATCAATCCAGCGTTCGCCAATCCATGAAGGGCAGTTTCCACCGTTTTCAGCGTGAGATTTTCCTTTAGCGGGAATAGGCGGTTTTTCACGACCGCCGCTCTCCCATCGAAGCGCCCGAAATCATCGCAGTTTACAATCAGCCGATAAAACAGAACTTCTTCAAACCATGAAAGCCGGTCAATGCTGTCGCTCGTGCAAATGCTTTCTCTAACAATTCTGTTCGGCATTTTTCATTCCTCAGAATGGCAGTTCTTCGTCGCCAGGAATCTCCGTGAAATCGCTCTTGGGTGCCTGCGAATCTCCGTCGCGCTTGGAGTCGCCAAAATAAACGTGATCCGCGAGAATTTCAGCGCTACGACGTTTGTTCCCCTCCTTGTCCGTCCAGCCGCGAATCTGCAAGCGGCCAGTAACTACGGCCATGCGGCCCTTCGTGAAGTATTTCTCGACGAATTCAGCGGAGCTCCGCCAGCAGACAACATCAATGAAATCTGTCTCTTTCTCCCCGCCCTGCGGCGCGTAGTCGCGCTCACAGGCAACGGCGAAAGATGCAACGGCAATGCCGCTTTCAGTGCGGCGAAGCTCCGGGTCTCGGGTCATGCGGCCCATGATCGTAATTGTGTTAAGCATTCCAAATTCCTTTCCTGTATACAAGGTTTGTTTCGTCCCATCCTGGATATTTGCTTCTCAGATAATTCGCCAGAACATCTTTGAACGCCGCGCGGTCTGCTGATTGGTCATATCTGGTGTGACATATGTCGCACAGCGTTATGATGTTCTCGGCGATTCCAAGCCCGCCGTGTGAGCGCGGTATGTAGTGGCACCACGGGCTTCCCGGTCTGCCACAAACGATGCAGCAGCCGCCGTCACGCTCCATAACGGCCTCTTTTACAGAGGCGGGGATACTAGTTGCCTTTGTCTGTTTGTGCAGCTCTCTCACCCCATTCAATGTTCATTCGAGCCAGCTCGTCAGGCGTCAAGGTCTCGATTCCGAGGCTTTTCGCATCCTGCACAGCCATATCGATAATGCGGCTCATTTGCTTCGCGTTGTATCGAGACGAGCCGTAATAGGCTCTGACAACAACGCCGTCACCGTCCTGCTGATAGTCAACTTCTTCGGTCGGCCAGCCTGTCCCGAGCATAGACCACGCCGTCCGGAACGTCGGCGCGTCCTCTCTTGTGAGGTGGAAGTCCTTAAATACGCCGACCGCCTTGATATAGTCGATGTATATGTCTTCTTTCGTCCGTCCGAGCTTGTCCGCGATCTGATCGCAGAGCTGCCAGAAGTAGTTGTTTGAATCAAGGCTACGCTTCTTGCGGAACTCCTTGATCTCCGCAACGTACTTCTTGCCGGGAATCATCGTTGACAGAAACATTTGTGCTTTCGCGGGGGCGTCCGCGCGGATGCGAAGCCATGTCCCGGCGGCGTCCATCGTCCAATCAGCGGCGGTAAATGTGATCTCAGTCATTGCCTATGCCCTGCACAAGCTTCATGTAGCAATCCCAGCAGAGGCAACGCCCATATTTTTTCGTCGTGTTCTCTGCGATGGCCCATGCCGAATAGCTTTTGCCATTGAAAACGGACGGCTCAACAGGCTTGCCGCAGTCAGCGCATTTGAATCCCGGCTGGCGCTCCTGTTTTTTCTGTTGATGCGTCGCTGGTTTCGGCGCGGGATTCTGCGTCGTATTCCCGAATGTGTAAACCGTTCGGCCCTTTGACGTGATCGCCAGTGTCTTGATGCGTTCCGCTTCGTCGTATGTAATCTCCGAGACGTCGAAATGGTCAGAACACTGCCATTTCCCGGTTCGCTCGTTTTTGACGAGCCGAGAACAGTTCTCAGCGCCTATCCAGATAAACGGGGCGGAATAAAGTTCTCGGCCAATGCCGTGTTTGAAACCAGCACGTTTGAATGCGTCGGATGCACGGCCTTTCTCAGCCTCCGTGTTGCTTTCAACGCCAGCGTCCCACTTCCATACGAGGTGCCCGTTGCTGAGATAGTCAACGCCGATCCCGCCATATAGAACTCCATCAACAAGCTTAAAGTCGTTTTCCCAATTCTGCGTCCCTACGGTCTCGTCAAGGAGATCCGCATCCGTTCGAGCCGTCTTGTATAGCAGGATGGATGCTCCTTTTTCGTTGCACTGCGCAACTCGGCATTCTATTTCATCCGGTTTCAGTGTCCGAAACTGTTTCATTGCTGTCCTCCAGTTCGCGAATTTCTCTTGTTGTTGTTCTGAACTACCATATCTACAAATCGGCAGTTGTTCGGCTCATAATCCCCATTTACGTCGATCCTGTCTATTGTGCATTTCCCACGCTCAACATTCGGGTCATACCCGTGCGAATAGGCCCATTTCATAAAATTTTCATATTTCAGCCATTCATCACAAACCGTTATCCCTCGCCCACCGTAGTACTTGTACGCCTTGGACGATTGGCGAAAACAGCGCTGCTTCATTGCCCTCCAAATGGGATATAACCGGTTGACCGACCGGCTCCCCTTGTGGCCGTGCGTCCGTAGCGCGTCGCTTACACGGGCGGCTTGGAGGCATCCGCATGATTGCGTATGACCATCCCGCAGGTTGCTGACAGACACCAGCGCCATGTTCCCGCAGTCACATTTACACTTCCATATCGCCCTACTACCCGCCTGATGGTCGATTTCAACAGCTACAAGTTGGCCAAAGCGTTGGCCGGATAGGTCAAGATATTGCCCCTTACGCATCTTCAACCGCCTTTCTCGATAACGCCTTTTCATCTGCCCAATCCGAATAATCATCAACTGGAATCAGTGGACAGGTATGCCCATGCACCCGCGTATCACTTAGATACTCGCCAGTCATACGGCACTGCTTTCTTTGGTATACCTCCATGCAGGGGCATGTTTCACAGCGAATCGGGCCGTCCCAAAATGCAATCTTAGCAACTGCAAGCTCATACTTTGTGCATCCGTTCGACATTGCCACAGCGTCACATCCTTTCGAGAGTTTTCCGGTCATATCCAAGCGCCTCCAAAATGTGCCGTGTCCCGAGTTGTTGTACTAGCAAGGCGACAATTTGATTGTCTGGATCGTAGTTATCCGTACCGGGGTCTGCCATGATTCCCTCGTCGCCTTGCCAGTAATCCTCTCCGGGGTAAATCTCTACGCCGAAGATGTCATGCGCGCATCTTGCCTGCTGCGGGTCTTTGGAATAATCAATCTCCATCGTCGGCCTCCAAACTGTATTCAGCATAATGCGTCGGTTCGCCAAAACGGTTTTCGCTGGTTACGATTCGGCTCCTGATAGGATATCCGGCACGACGAAGGTCGCATATTCTAGCGCCCAGCCTGAGACAACCGTATTCCCGAATGGCATCCATCGGTGTAATCTTCCCGACTGTTTTCAGGTGTCGGAGTACCTTTTCAGCCTGCGTCATGGTCTGTGTTCTCGGCGTATTGCTTTCCTTTACACACAAGCCCCGGTGTGAACGCCTTAAAGCCTTTTGTGTTGTCCATGTTTTCATTCCTTTCCAAGTGATTGCCCGGCAACTAAATCTTCAACCGAGCATCCATAAAGTTTCGCAAGTTTTTTGTGGTGCTTTCTTGCGATGCCTGCGTTACCGGTCTCCCACTTGTGTACTGCAACCTGACTGACATTACACCGCTTTGCAACGGCTTCCTGCGTCAACCCGGCGTTCAGGCGAAGTTCTTTCAAGTTTCTCGTGGCACTCCCCCCTAATACCTCATAAATATGAGTAGTTATTATTGACAGCGCCCGAAAGCGGTGATATTATGGGTTTGTTCAGGACACATAATCTCGCCGTTTTCGGAGCGGCTGTCTTTTCTGTACCTCTTGGGTACAGTTATATAATAACTCATAAATTCTAGTAATGCAACAATAAAATTAGAATTTTCTAGTTTTCGTAGAGTTGCACAATTCACGTGGTGATAGTATGGATATTATGCTGGAACGGATGCTTTCTCTCATCCCCAAAAAAGAGAATGGTAAATATGTCCACGGAGCGAAAAAGGAATTTTGTGAAGCCATAGGCGCGCCGACAAACATTGTTTCTGAGTGGGAGGCCGGGAAAACAAAGTCGTACAGGAATTACCTGTACGTCGTTTCAGCTAAATACAACGTTCCCGTTGAATGGCTCAATGGTGAAACCAATGATCCGTCTGCGGGCATAAAAAAAGAGGCCACCGAAACCGGCGACCTCTCCGAAGCAGAATTACAACTTATTGAATTGTTCAGGAAACTCCCAGCGGAGGCGCAGGAAGCTTTTCCGGCCCTTCTTGAAGCGACACTAAAAGCGCAAGGGCTACTTTAATCGCTGCTTCTTTGTCTTTTGCCGTATTTATAATCTCAAACGTTTTGCACATATTCTTGTCCATTCCATCCTCCTATTCTGAAACCAATGATTATAGCGATCCTGCGAAGGTGATTATATATGTCTGATTCGTATAGATACTCGCCACCGGCTGATTTGTCGCGCAACAGACAAGAAGAAAGCGACATAGCCTACCGAAATTTCAAAGTTCCATTTTTTAAGAAAGACTGCATTTCTTTGGCTTCGAGATTGGCTGATAGCATAAACCGCAATATCGCTGAGATGAACAAAACAACTGACTTCGGCCAATTTATCGTTCTGTACTATGAGGCGTTATCTTCGGCTAGACATCTCGCAAAGATAAGGAACGCAGTGCCATACAAGTCAGCATTGCCGTATTTCGACTTGCAGAAATACTTGGAAGAGTTCCAATGGCACCTTCGGAATTGCATGGAACAGAATAAAAACAGGATAGTCAGAGACGCACGTGGGCTTTATGTAAATTGGCCTGAGAAAACACGTTCCGACTGTGAGAAATTCAGAGACGATTTCGATCAATATAGGCATGTGTTCAATGAGGGGACTATCGCGTTTGGGCGTAGAATGATGTCCGAATTGCGGCGCGATTGCGGCGTTCCTATATTCGAAAACACTGTGCCTGAACAAACCGCATCCGGAAACGTTCCGCAGGACTTCGACAGAATGTCCGGAACTGATTTTGAATGTTTTTGCGCCGATGTTTTGCGCGGTAACGGATACCAAAATGTCGTTGTTACGAAAAGAAGCGGAGATCAAGGCGCAGATGTCATTGCAGAGCGCGATGGAGTCAAATATGCTTTCCAATGCAAGCGATACGACGGTGATGTTGGAAACGCAGCCGTCCAAGAGGTCTTCACCGGGAAGCAGATTTATAAGTGCCACGTTGGAATCGTGCTAACAAATCGAGGCTTCACACAAAGCGCCAAAGAAGCGGCAGCATCAACAGATATCCTTCTATGGGGTAGAAGTGTGCTACTACAGCTCATTGAAAGTGCTTCTTGAATAGTTGAAGTGCATGGTGATATATTAGAACTTATGTTCCAACAAGTCAACACGACAGAATGCACAAAATCTGGATATTAAAATTCTACAGCCATTTGCAGAATAAGTCCCATTTATTGGCTTGCATATGTGGTATACTGAAACGGGAACATCTTTGGAAAGAAGCTGATATCATGTTTGATGGTTTTGCCCGTGCCAGCGTGCCGATGCTGGCACGGGCTTTGGTTTCTGCAAGCGATTGGGAGCCGCCTGTAGTTCAACCATACGCTTTCACCAATGGTTATGTACAGCCCCTTCCATGGTTTTTCCCGCCCCAATCATGGTTTTTTGGAGTGATTTTCTTGGAAAAAATGTTGTGGCAGCTCTGCCGCGAAGCAAAGGAGGCTTCGCATCTCACAAATCAAGCCATTGCCGACCGCGCCGGTCTCGCCCTGAATACGGTTTCTCAGTACCTGCGCGGCGAATCGAAAAGCGCCTCTGTCTATACCGTCGGCCCGATCTGCTATGCCCTCGGCATCGACATGAATGCGTACTTCGGCATCTCGCCGCCCGCTCCGGAATCCGTCTCCGATCTGCTTCGGCTGGAAAACAAAAGCCTCCGCACCCAGCGCGATCAGTTTCGAAAATCCCTGAAAATGCACCGCATCACCACCCTTGTCCTGCTCGGCATCGTCGCGCTTTGCGCTTTTGCTCTGGTGGTGGATATCATTAGCCCCACCATCGGGTGGTTCCGTGCATAAAAATAGCCGCCCCGGCGCACTGCCGGAGCGGTACTTTTAAGGAGGTAACCCATGCAGCGATGTGTAAAATGCAAAATGGAGATCCCCGATGGGTCTCTTTTTTGTTGCTGGTGCGGGAAAAAGCAAATCGTACAGCGCAGCCGCACGCGAGGAAACGGGCAGGGAAACGCATACCAGCGCGGGAAAACGTGGACGGCCCGTTGGACTGAAAAAACATACATCGACGAAAACGGGAAGCTTCAGCAAAAGATGAAAACGAAAGGCGGCTTTGCATCCAAGCGCGCGGCTCTGCAATACGCTGCAAACCCGCCCAAGGAGGCCAAGCGAAGCTGCACTCTCCGTGAATACTACAAGACATACCAAAAAGGGGATTACTTGTCTCTTTCCAACGACCGGCAGGGCGCTTCGGACAAGGCATTTCAGCGGTTGGCGGAGATCGCGGACTGCGAAATTGATAGTCTTACAATTATGCAGATACAAGATGTGATCGACCACAACGCCAGTACCTATTACACGCGGAAGGACATGAAAACCGTTGTGTCACATTGCTACAATCTTGCGATTGCCGAAAAGCAAACCACGGTGAATCTTGCGAAATACATAAAGCTTCCCGTCCTCGAAGAGAAGTCCCCGGAGCCGTTTTCCGATGCTGATATTAAGAAACTATGGGCGGCTTACGAAAAGGATCATTTCGTTGGATTTGTTCTGGTAATGATTTATACTGGAATGATGCCAGGCGAGCTGCTCCGGCTCAAAAAGGACATGATCGACTTTAATAAAAACGAGATTGTCAAAGGCGGCATAAAAACGAAAAAGCGCAAGGAAACGCCGATGGTTTTCCCAGATTTTCTCGCTCCGCTGCTTCAATCCTTGTGCGCTGAAAGCGACTCACGCATTGGGAACGTATGCTGCATAAACAAAGACAACTTTTACAAACGATACTATGAGTGCTTAGAGTTGGCCGATGTGCAGAAACTCCCACCGTATTCCTGCCGTCATACGACCGCAACTGCCCTCGCCTCCAAAAACATTGACCCATTTACGATCAAGGAGATCATGCGGCACACAAAGATAACGACGACGCAGCGATATGTCCATCCGGATATGAGCGGCATGATCGACGCTGTGAATCTGTTGCAAGAAGATACAAACAAGTAAATTCTGTATGCTACAAAATATGCTACAATTTGCAATTTCCGCAGTGTTTTCAATGGTTTTAAATCCCCTGCTAAGGGAGTAGTCGTCTAAAAAGCGAGCGAGAGTTCGAATCTCTCCTTCCGCGCCAAAGTACCGATTTTAGCTTGGAAATAGCTAAAATCGGTACTTTTTATACTCTATACTGTGTTTGTTCGCATCTGCGGCGGGGCTCGAACGTTTTGTTTTGATAAATGTGATAACGTAAAATCGTTTCCTGTATGCTACATTATATGTTACATATTTATTTCAGGATATGCCTTTGATCTTCCGCATCACCGCATCATACACCCTTCTATTTGTTATGGGCAATGCACCTGTAATACGCGCAAAGCTTTTCCTCCGGGCCGGGGCCGTCCTTGTCCATTAAGAACGCCCGCGCCAGCTCCGCGTAGAACTCCGGCACGTTGACGCCGAACTTCCGCGCCACATCGTAGTAGTCCGAGTACATCATGTTCATGGTCACACCCCACGCCCAACGGGGGATGTCGTGCGGGATGCCGCTCGCATCCGCGACGGCGGAAGTCTGATCCATCGTCCAGTGCGGGCCGGTCGTACCGTCGGCGTTCTGCATCCGCTCCGCCCACCGCGTCGCCGTCTCTCGGTCAAATGGCTCCGGCGCTTCCTCGCGCCCGTGTAGCCTCTCCATGGCGAAGATCGCGTCAGCGTACACACACGCCTCCTGTGCGCGTCCCAGCGTCACAGGCTTGCCCGTGAGGCCGCGCAGCGCCTCGCATAGCTTATCAACGTAGTGTTCCATCGTCACGCCTCCTGTATGTATCTGTAAAGCTTATCGAGATCGCTCACATCGAAGCGCAGCTCGCCAATGATCGGCACGGTTACCGGCAGCTTCTGGCCGTCAAAGCGCGGCCTTGCCGCATTATAGAGC